GCCAGTACTGTGCTCCTCGGCCTGAGAGATAATATGAACGCAGAAAAAGTATTGGACGAATCAAAACTTGTAATTGAATTTCTCCTCAAGGAGAGAAAAATGAAACCGGATGAGGCGGCCTCTGTTCTTACTGTTTCAGCATTTGCGATAAATGAAATGATAAACCAAGAAACCCGAAAAGAAATGACAAAACAGATGCTCTTGAATATTTTCAATTCCGGAGGAAGATAATTACATAGAGGAATATGGAAACTTGGATAATAGCTTCTGGTTTTTCTATTATGTTAATATTACTTTTTATAGGTATATTTTCTCATATCTATGAATGGTGGATAGAAAAAAGAAAAGAAGAATATCATAAAGAAGGGATGTGGCAAGGATATAGAGATTTTAAAGATAAATATTGATATAAAGAGAAAGGAGAAAGATGAGCCTATATAACATCATCAATGGAGCAAGTCCTGCCTGCTTTTTTATTCTCCCGATGCTGGGGAAGCATCCAGATGAATATCCGAGATTTAGAGATTGCTTCATAGGGGAGAATAAAAGAAAAAAGACAATAGATGTCTATACTCGAGTCGGAGGAGGAAATCGAAATTGCGGATACGGAGAAGAAGAGCTATATAAGCATCCAAATTTCATATCGACATTCGATGACGATTCCGATTCAACATACGCCACTTATAGATTTTCTGTCCCTGAAAAATGGAAGAAGGATTTCTCAAAAATAATAAACGGAAGACTGAAGGAAATCTCAATCGAATACAAGAGCGAGATATATAGAGTCTTTCCTAAACTGAAAGATAAATTGGACATATTCAACAAATAGAAAGGAGAAATCGATGGCTGAATTACATGAACTGCTTGCAGTAGAAGGAAGTAAACAAGGGATTGCTCAGAAGATAATTGATGAGGCAATAGTTACATTCACTAAGAAAATGGAGCACTTCACAGGTCATCGCAAAACACTTAATATGTTTGCCGATGAAGATAAAAATCAGGAAGATGCCGGCACAGAAATAAAAGAGATGGTCACAACCGTTCCTGATAAATTGGCTTACGCTGTTGATTCAATCAAAGACTGGCTGGATGTTACTTTCCAGAAAGAAAAATCAAACCAGAACGCAAAGGCAAACATCGAAATCGACGATGTTTTGTTAGCAGTTGATTGCCCGGCCACTTTCCTTCTCGGGCTTGAAACAAAGAAGCTCTTGGACATTCGACGTATGTTTGAAGTCGTTCCTACTCTCCAGCCTGGAATCAAATGGGAGAAAGACCCGCAGATGGGAGAGAATGTTTACAGGGCTGAAAATGCTGTTAAGACAACAAAAACAAAAAAGACAGCACAGAGCAAGATTCTTGTTCCTGCGACAAAAGAACATCCTGCACAGATAGAAAAGTGGAATGAGGATATCGTTGTCGGCATGTATACTGAAGAGAAGTGGAGCGGTATGATAACTCCGGCTGAGAAGTCTGCTATACTTGGAAGGATAGACAAGCTGCTCCAAGCGTGCAAACAGGCAAGAATGAGAGCAAATAAAACAGAAGCAGTGAAAGATAAGATTGCAGATAGATTATTCAAATATATTATCAAAGGAGAATTGTACTAAAAAATTAAGATTTTCAAATGAGGAATGAGATGAGTAGAATAGTTATCAAACAGCATTATGTTACATTTTTCAGCCCTGGTACTTTTATGACAGAAACAACTACAAAAAGAATATCTCGATGGAACATAAAAGAAGCCGTGGAAATGTCACACCATATAACAGAAAGATACAATTCTCATCCATACTGTTTTAAATTTAGTACCCGTGGAAGAACAGAAGATGAGATTGATAGCAGGGAATTAAAAACATCTAAACGTTTTTATCTTGGAGGAACAGTTTTATCTCTGAAAGAAATAAAGAATCGTGGTCTTGAAAAAGACAGAATATTAATGTCAAACATGGAAGACAATGGTTGGGATAAAATTGTTGAATCATGTACGCCGTGGAAATGGTGTCAGCCTTTATATAAAGGAGACGTTGTCTTAGACATGGAGAAGTACAGATTATGAAAGGAGAAGTATAAAATTAGGGCAGCTTTGTTGTTGCTGTTGTTGTTAAAAGTTGCGTCTGAACCGCAACGATGTGAAGTTTATCTTTTTGCCCTATATTTTCATCTGAGTCCAACATCTATAGTTGGTGGGTTGGCCGAAGTTAAAATCCCAAATAAGGGTTCAATTCCCTTCTCGTCCTCCAATAAAACATACGGACGAGTGGTCTAATGGGAAGGCGGGGAGAATTTTAAGTAATGAGCTAATTCATTCAACAACATAGACAAAGACGATACATGATGCAATTGAAATATCACTTGAAATGATATTAGATAATCATGAACCGAAAGGGGAGAACACGGATAGGTTCTCCCCTTTTCATTTTCAAAGGATGAAGCAATGAAAGAGAGACAAGAGTTGTGGTGTCACAACTGCAATAAGAACGTATGCAATAGGAGGCACAAGGGAAGCCTGGCTGAACATAACATACAACTACTCGATTTATTTCTATAAGTATATAGATAAAGAGAAAGGGATTTGATTTCTATACGGAAAAACAGGAAAGGAAAGCATTCCGATACTGGAAAACGCAATAAGCAAACTGAAAGACGACAACGAGGAGGACTACTGGAGAGCAACAGAAGGCAACGCAAAGAGAGCATTAATGAATCTACTCTTAATTGCAAGCATAAGACCTGACGGGATATGGGAAGGAGATTAAATGAAAAGAGTATGCGAAATATGCAATAAGATAATAGATGAGAAAGACACAATAATAGTAACACCCAGCCAATATAGAGAATGCAAAGGGATAGGCAAACCAATACAGTATTGCTTTAGAGAAGACAACAGAGTAATATGTGAAAAGTGCTGTATAATAGGGAGAAAAGAATGATAGCAAAAGAAAGATACGACAGATATCAGAGATTGGCAAGACTATACGGAAGCATGAGCATGCTGTTCCTGACACTATCGAAGAATATAATACCTACAGAGAAAGAAATAGAGGTATTTAAAAACAACTACAAAGAAGTAAATAGAATTATAAAAGAAATAAATGACGCAAATATAGAAGCGTTAAATAGATAAATGAATTATAGAAATAAATAAAATGAAAGAAAGAATGAGATAAGAAGAATAAGTAGTATAAGAGAAATACGTAGAGAAGAAGTATGTATATTTTAACCTCTTTTGTTTTGTTTTATATAAGTAGTAAAAAGTAGTTAGGAGGAAATGTATGGATGTGAAAGATGTGAAAGGGAGAGCGAAAGGGAAGGGATTCCCTCCTGCAAGGGTGGTAGAGAGAGCCCTCTGGGAATCTGGTGGGTTCCTCTCAGCTGCTGCCGAACTGTTAGGTTGCGCACAATCCACCCTATCAGAAAGGGTAAAAAAGAACGACAGATTAGCGGCATGTTTGAAGCTTATCGAGGAGTCTTTTCTCGACCTTTCAGAGCATAAATTAGTACGCGCAATCAAAAATAACGAGGCATGGGCAATACAGTTCTATCTGCGCACAAAGGGTAAAGGAAGAGGATATGTAGAAGGCGGAAAGGGAGAACAGCGGGAAGAAACAGCTCCTATCTTCATACATCAGCCAAGTGGAGGAGCGTTGCCAGTAGTAAAGACATACTCCACTCAGAGCAACGATGCTGTTAATGGTAAATAAATTTAATACCCGGTATTAAAAAAGTTTATACCCGGTATTAAAAAAGTTTATACCCGGTATTAAAAAAGTTTATACCCGGTATTAAAAAAGTTTATACCCGGTATTAAAAAAGTTAAGAAACAAAAGGAATTACGACGTCAAAGGAAACGTTATCTTAATAAAGTAGATTAAAGAATGCCTATGCAAGAGCTAACATATAATAGTGGAGGAAAGAAAGGAAGACCACTTGGATGGAGAAAAGATACCCATTCAAAGGAAGCTATTGCTAAGAAGAGAAGACTTGAGAATATATATACGAAGGAAACACTTGCTCAGATAGATAGAGAGAAAGATAGTAGTATAAGAGAAGAAGAGGGGAGAGAGAGTACCCCCCGGGGAGGTGGAGAATTTGCTCAAGGGGTGAGTGAGAGAGGGGTGGGGAGCCCCTCTCAAAATTCTTCTCACTCTGCTTCGACTTCTTCTCACTCTGAAAAAATCTCTCAACTGGATTCTGGTAATGATTCTGAAATTTTCTCTCCTGTTAATACACCACCTCCACAAAATTTTTCATCTTCTTCTATAGGTTATAAAAATGGTGGTTATTTTTTAAACCCTTCTGAAGCCTCTAATCTGATAAAGAAGAATGTTCCTGTAAAGACGATAAAGACAACCTCTGTCTTTGACGCAAATCTTTCATCTGACTCTAAGGTGATATGTGACAGGGGAGGTGCTCGCTCATCAAAATCCTACTCTATTGCGCAGCTCATAGTAGAGCGGTTTCTTGGAATTCCTGGTAGGAGGATTCTCATCGTTCGGAAGACCATGCCTTCGCTCCGTATCACCACATTGCCTCTCATATATGAGACTTTAGATAATTATGGGTATAAGCAGAAGATAACGGAAGAGAAAGTTGCATTTAATATTTTATTTGGAAAAAGTTTGATTCACTTCTCCTCTCTCGATGACCCGGAAAAGATTCACTCATCTGAATGGAATGACATCTGGATGGAGGAGGCAACAGAGTTTACATACGAGGATTTCATTACTCTGAAGTTGCGCACATCTGCTCCTGATAAAGGCATCAGGAATCAATTGTTTCTGTCTTTCAATCCGATAGATGAGTATCACTGGATAAAATCGAATATTTTGGATGCACACGTTCCGGATTGCACAGAAATAGTGTCAAATTACAAGTGCAATCCTTTCTTGTCGGCTGATTATATTCAGACCTTGGAGGCGTTAAAAGACCAGGACAGAAACTTTTACAGGATATTCGCTGAAGGAGAATGGGGTCGCCTGGAGCACGTTATCTACAAGAATTGGTATGAGACGGCGGACTTTTCTATTCCTGTTTCTGGCGACAATACATTCTATGGACTGGATTTTGGGTTCAATTCGCCTACGTCTCTCGTCGAGGTACGCGTGGATGCGCGCCCGGGAGAGGCTTCTGCATGGCGGGTAGAGGCTAATGAGATAATATATGAGGCAGGGCTCACAAATTCTGCCCTCATTGAGAAGATGAAGGTTGTTATCCCAGAAGACAGAAGAAGAAAATTCATCTATCCTGATTGCGCAGAGCCTCAGAGGATAGAGGAATTGCGCTCTGCTGGGTTCCGGGTGGAGCCTGCAGAAAAGGATGTACTGGACGGGATTGATTTCTGTAAACGCTTCAGAATCGGAATTACCTCAAATTCGATAAATGGACTGAAGGAGATAAGAGGCTATTCCTACAGAGTCGACAGGCAAGGGAAAGTCCTGGATGAGCCAGTCAAGTATAACGACCATTTCATCGACGCCTTCCGGTATGCTCTATATACGCACGGAAAGAAGTTTCTTGGAGGAAGGCCTCGAATTCGGTCATTCACAATCAAAGCAGATGGAGAGAAGGAGGAGAAATAATGTCTCACTTCTATCCAACGAAAGAAGAATTCTATAAGTTCCGGATGCTCGAGTATATCGAAGAAGGAGCGTCCTTTTATTCATACTATGGCAAGAGAGAACTTCTCAAGGAGATAGATTGTCTATACAAGACGCTTCTCGTTGACGGGGCTGTTCTCGTTCTATATCAAGGAGAAATGAGAGAGGTGAGGTGGATGAATATATGAAAATATTTGGATACGATATCAGCGTGAGAAAATCTTCCCAGGAGTCCTATAAAGTACCCTTCTCTCGGACTCCTTTCCTTATGTACCCTTTTCAGTCTGAGATGAGACAGATTCCTCCGAATGACCCTTTTGCGCAGATACAGAATTATGCCTCCTGGGTATATGTGTGTGCGAATAAAAATGCACAAGCTGTTGCATCTATCCCTCTGAGGATGTATATCGCAAAGCCGACTGCGAAAACAAAAGTTATTGTTAGGACGAAAGAGGTATCGAAAGAGACATTGAAGTTTCTTTCATCTCAACCCTCAATTGCTCCGAAGATAAAAGGAGCAGATGAGATTGTCGAGGTGGCAGAGCATCCATTTCTCGATTTGATATCGAAAATGAATCCTCTCTCAAATCGATTCGATACGTTTGAGCTAACAGAACTTTTTATGGAGCTCACAGGCAATGGATATTGGTATATGCCGAGAGGCTCTCTCAATATACCGGACCAGATATGGTGTATGCCTTCACAAAATATGCAAGTTGTTCCTGCGAAAGAAGGAGGACTCATTAAAGGATATGTGTATAGGAAGGGAAATATCCTGATTCCTTATGAGCCGGACGAGATTGTCCATTTCAAGTTCCCAAATCCCTCGAATACATATTACGGCCATTCTCCTCTCTCATCCATTGGGCTGACAGTTAAATTGCTTGAGGCGATGGGACGGTTTGAGTTAGTATTGCTCGACAATATGGCTCGCCCTGATGGTGTTTTGCAGACAGACCAGTCCTTGACAGATGAGGAATTCGAAAGACTGAAAAGAGAATGGAAAGAAACATATGGCGGAGTAAATAAGGCTGGCCAAACCGCTATCCTGGAGAAAGGACTCACCTATAACGCTATTACAATGACGCCAAAGGATTTGAATTATCAGGCAGGACGAAAAATAAGTATGCAGGAAATTGCTGCCTGCTACGGAGTTCCTCTCTCAAAGCTCACAACAGATGATGTTAATAAAGCGAATGCAGAAGTTGGTGAGGTTCAGTATAAGCGAGATACAATTTCGCCTCGTATGATAAGATTCCAAGAAAAATTGAATGAGAGAGTGATG